TGCCCGATAATTTGTCCTCAAATGCACCTAATGCTTTGTTTACGTTTTGTAAATTCTTTTCCATTTGAGCGTAATTATCCGCTTGACGCTTATACATCTGCTCTTCACGGTTTACTTCTGTTCGTGTAGTTTCTTCTTGCTGTGTGGCATAGTTTCCTTCAATACCCATTCTTTCACGGTCAGATTTTTTAGAAGGGTCGTAAAAGCCTTTGCCACCTTTTTCAGTAAAACTAACGTTTGATTCTGCGTATTGAAGTAATAAGTCTTGAGCACCTTGGTCAAGTCCAGACATTTGCAAACGTTGACGAACCATAGAACCATCTTGACGACCAGCATTAATAATTTCACGATTGTTTAAACCAAGTCTTCCAATTAAATCTTGGTTTACTTGTTGTGCTGATTTTTGTTGACCACCAATACCATAAAGACTTGTTCCAGTCATCATAAACATTCTGTTTACGGTGTCTGCTTGACCCATACTTTCAATGTAGTTAGTTGCATCTCCTGCACTGTAACCGTAACCCATAAGAGTTCGCATGCCCTCAACAGAACTTGCTTGATTGGCTGCATTGATACCTGTTCGCGATTGCATTGAAAGTAGTTCGTTAATTCCACCCATTCCTAAACGACGACTACGCAGAGGTCCACGCAAATCATTCATTACGTCCATTTGGCTCATGCCATACTGCTGTTGCAGTTGTACGCTTAATTTGTCTGCTGGGAGTGCGTAACCCTTGTTACGGTCAACACGGTCATCAATTGCGCCTATTGCTGCTTGTCCAAATTGTGAAGCCGCTTGAACGTAAGGGTTGTTTCCAAAAGCCTTTAAACCACCAAGAATCTTTCCGCCACCGCCTCCTCCTCCACCGCCTCCAGGAAGCCCACCACCTTTACCAAGCGCTCCTAAGATGCGTTCAACGTCAGCCAGTTGCTGTTGGCGACCAGCAGCCGCAGCATCAGGCATACCTTTGCTCATGTCCATGTAACCAGAACCAGACTTACCACTGACCTTGCCCATTGCAGTAGCGGCTTTGTTTAACTCTGCGGTTAAAGTTTTAGTGTTACTAATTAAATCTTTAAAATTAGATTTAATCTTTTTAGTATTTTCGTTTAAGGTGTTAAGTTCTTTGTTAAGACCTTCCAACATTTTAAGGTCAACGCTAAGGCGTGAGTTAACAACAGAATTACCCATTGAACTTGCGGCATTGCCCTCAGCAGCACTGCCGCCTAAGCCTCCACCAAGATTTGGTTCTTCCATTATTTAATTGCCTCCACTGGAGTTTCGCCAACTAGACATCCTGAACCAGAATGCTCGTTGTCTTACCGTCATAGTTTTAAGGTCTTTTAGACCAAAACCCCTATACGTAGAGGCAATCGCTTCGTACTCCCAATAAACTCTGACTAGATTAGCCAAATAAAAGTGCGACCCAATCTAGTGCTAGTACTATCTTAGCATTACAGTGGGAGCATTGGGTTTCCACCTCTTCCATACGAGGCCCTGGTTGCGCCGAGAAGAGGGCTTTAACCAACTTGTTACGGTCAGCCAATGACAACCCTCTAGCCCACGCCTCTTTTTCAGCAGTAGTTTTACCTTCTAATATTGCACACCGTGACAAGATAATAGTGTTTTGTTCAGCCGTAGTCTTACCACGCTTGCCAGCAGTTTGACTGTCTCCACCTGTTGGATAGCGTAATTGAACTACTTTGTTATTTTTTAATTTTACTTCAATCGGTTTATGAAGGTCTACGGTTACAGTAGGACTTGTAAAGTCTTTATCTAAATCCATAGTAATGTCGTTATCACCACCGCATTCTCGGCAAGTTACTTGGAACTCACGATAACGACCATAGGTTGCTTTTAACACTCCTAAAAACAAAGCGTCTCTGTCACCAACAATTAAATCGTCAATAACTTCTGCTTTTCCTTTTACTTCAAGGTCTCCAATTGATACAACACCACGTTTTAAAAGGTGTGTCATGTACTCTGAATAGGTAACGTTTTTTTGAACGTCAAAAGCAGAAAGGGCTTCCTCGTCTTCTCCGTTAAGTTCACGAACAGTTGCAGTGGTATACCACTCGTCTGATGCGGGTATATACAGACCACGATACAGGTCAACTTTTAAACTTGTTGGAAGGTCTACTTTTGGTGCTGGGTCTTGAAGGGCTTGGTTTACAGCCGCGGCATCAGACGAAAGTTCAGTAGACATATAGTGCTCCTTAAATTGTAAATATTAAAAATTATTAACGAGTTGTTCCAATTGAGTTGATTTCATTTTCAGTAAATGCAACATAGAAGCCTTCATGGTGGACCGTCATTTGTTGAATGAGGATACCGTTATCACCAGCGTTAAGACCGTTCATTGCAAAAACTCCAGGCCAACAGTTAAACAATTTAAATGCTAATTGAACCTTACCTGGTTTAGTTGAACCATCTGGAAGGTCAGTTGCTTGATACGAACCACCAACACCATCATTGCGAGTATATGGGTGGTCGTATACACGAACAACAATGTCACAACGATAGTCGTTACTACCACCTGATTTTAACAAACCAGTGCTTCCTGTAGCGGCTGTTCCTTGTTGCCACGAGTGGATAAATGTTTGCCATTTCCACATCTGTGCTTGATTAGAAAACACACCACGACTAAATGAAACTGGTGGGAAATCCGATTGTCCTACCATCTTGTGTGGATGAGTGTTCATACCACCCTCACGATAAGCAATCAATTCGTTAGTTACGCTTAAACCAGACATTTCTGCAAAACCAAGACCATCAAGTCCTGTTCCAGTTCCTGACGAAGTGTGACTTGCCAAATCGGTTCCGCCCACAATTTGAATTTGAAACTTAAAGTTTCTAAGCGGGTCAGTACGTTGTGAAATAGCCATTTTTTTCTCCTTAAACAGTTTCGTTTAGATTTGAGCCGCCAACAAATTGGCTAACTTCAATGACAATAAATTCGGCGGGAGTTTGCAATGCAACCCCGACCTCTACACGAACTTCACCATTTTCAATTGAGTTTGTTGTATTGTTTGTTGAATCGCACAACACATAAAACGCTTCACTTGTATTACGACCTTTAAGACCTCCTGCACTCCAAAACTCAGCAAGAAATTTAGAAAGACGAACTTGAATGTTTGTCCACAGACGCTCATTGTTAGGTTCAAATACCGCAAACTCTGTAAGGCGTCGTGATTGGGCTTTAACATAGTTAAGGCTTCGGCGCGTTGGAACGTACTTTGTGATATCTGTTTTCTTCAAAGTACGAGCACCATTAATAATTACTCCAGCACCAGGAATTGCTTTCATAGTGTTTACGTGAGCATCATACATAGTTCCTTGTTCTGCTTCGGTAAACGAGATTACAAGACCAAAAGCATTGCGAACGTCATAACTAAAACCAGCAGGTGCTTTTGCAACTGTTCGTTCTGAATCAACTCGTGAGTACAATCCAAGAATAGCCCCACCAGGTGCAGTATCGCGAATTGCAGAAGCACCTGTTTTTGATGGGTCAATCATTTTAAGTTTTGGATAATATACAGCACCATAAGAAGAAGCGGTATATCCAGAAATAGCAGAAACTGCATCGGCTCCAGAAGTAACAGTTGCAGGGTCAATTACTACAAAACAATCTCCACGAGTTTCAGCATATGCTAATGCGTAGTTAACAACAGCAGCAGTTGTATTATTAACAACGTTAAGAAGCAACTCTTCTGTAACTGAGTCAAATCCATCAATTGCGTCTTCGTAATCTCCGTTAATTAGCGTTGACCCATCGGAACCACTTGCCAAAGCAGAGTTAGATACCGCAGTAACAGTAAACGCAGATGTGTATGTAGCAATAGATACAACAGTGATGTAGGTAGAGTAAGTGTTTACTACCGTTCCTAAGTAACGATTTGAATTCAAATCAAGACTTACTTCGTTCCAACGCTCAACTTCTGTGCCACTCAATTTAACAATTAAATTAAATGTTGGCTCATTGCCAGTAACCAATCCAGCAGTAACACTCACTGTAAGGCTATTTCCCCAAGCACCAGGGTTTGCAGCACGTGCTGTAAACACAGTTGACGAACCCCCACCGTTTACTGTTCCTGCAACGGCTACTGAAGCAGAAAGAGCGGCAGATGAATCATATACACGAGAAACATATGTACTACGACCACCGTTTGCAAAAAAATGATATACCGCATAAGGAAGGTCGTACGCATCTTCAATGTCGCCGTACAGCGCTTTATACGCTGTCCATGACGTTACTTTTGTTGGAACAATTGGACCACGTGGTGCAGTCGCAATGAAGCCAGCAGCAACAGTATCGGTGCCAGAGTTGGATGTTGTTGTAAAGGCGCCTTCTGATACAT